CAGCCCATAAGACCCCCGGGTTGTACCCCAGTCATTGCCTACCCACGTTGACGTCTCAGACGTCCAGTGGGTCGGTCCCGTAGTCCGGGTCGTAGTACCGGCGGTACTCCGCATCCAGCACGGTGCGCCACCCGTTCAGCCGGGGCGCGGGCACCGGCGGATCGACCCGGCGCCCACACCAGCAACAGCACCCACTGGCGTCGTTCTGGGCGTGACCACTCACCGAGCTGGAGCAGGACAGCGGGCTATCCATCGCGCGGCTGCCTCCTCTCGGGATGCGTGTCGGCCCGGGGCAGCACCTGGTCCCCGATCTTCTTGGTGCACTTCCAGCCCACCGCCGCCTTGCACCTGGGGCAGACCCGGCCCAGCTTGCCGACCTCGACGGCCGGTCGCCCGTTGACCGCGCGGGCGTGACGCTGGACCTTCACCGGATCGTCCCGAGCGCACGCCGCAGAGCCCAGAGGGCGACCCGCAGACCGGCCCGCTCCAGCCGGGCCTTCATCGCCTCCCCCTGAAGATCCGGCCGACGTGGCCGATGTGGAAGAACCCGCACTGGTTGCACCGGTAGCTGTTGGTGTTGTTCATGCGCCAGACGCCTTGGGCGACCCGGGCGCGCCGGGCCAGCTCAGCCTCTTCGCGGGTCTCGTGCCGCCGCTTGTTCCCGCACTTGGCCAGGTAGCCCGCACTCATGACGTGCGCCGGACGATCTCGATATGAACCACCCGGTTGCCTCGCCATGTCTTGACCCAGGTCCGCTCATTGAACAGGTGGAACGTGACCATCCCAGCAGCCAGATCCGGAACGCTGTCGACGGTGCCGATGTAGTCGCCCGAACTGTCCACGATCACGTCCCCGATGGCCAGGTCCAGGGCGTAGACCCGGACCATCCTGGTCTGACTTCTGTTGATACTCATGTCCGTTGTCCTCTCGAGTAGCTGGACCCTCAGCTTAGCAGTCATCGCTGTGAAGTACAAGGGTAAAGAAGCGGGGTACCGGACGGCCGGTACCCCGCTTGACACTCAAGCGTCAGATGTTCGGGTGCCGCCGCAACGGGATGGGTACCGTCGCGCCGCTGGCATGCGCTGACTCCAGCGTCCGCTCGATCCGGGCCAGCCGGTAGCGCTTCTCCACCTTCATCTCCGAGCGGGTGAACGCCCGCATCACACTCTGGGCGAACATCAGCCCGGTCAGCGCACAACCCAGCAGGAACCCGGCCACATGACGGCTGTCGAATTCCTGCCCGGTGGCGGTCCACCAGGTCAGCACGGCCGATGCCAGCGTGGCCACGGCCATCCCCGTGATGGACAGCAGAGTCGGCATCTCACGATGCCCTCCGGTACGGTTGCTCATTGCGTTGCGTCCTCTCTGTCGGGCTGGGTGACGGCGCCGGGCGACCCCCGGCGCCGTTGCTGTCTCAGTGCTTGCCGACGTGCTCCTGACCGTTCTGGAACGCCTTGCGCTCATCCCAGAAATGCAGCGTCTTGCCGCACCCGGTGCACGCACCGCGCCAGCCCCGGGCGAGCCCGGCGGTACCCGGGGCCACATACTCGAACACGATCGCCACCTCCGGCTCCCGGTTGTTGAAGACCACCAGCTTGACGCCCATCTCTTCTCCTCCCCCTGGTTGACGGGTTGTACCTTACCGTCATCGCTGCTATGTTGGCAACAGGTCCGGACGTGCTGGACCGGAAAGGGGAGGCGATGATCAGGCTCAGCGAGGACGAGGCAGCCGACGTCCTGGACCTCTGCAACGCCGGTAGGGGGCTCGATTCCGCCCGTATCGCCGCACGCAGCCTGATGGACTTGGGATACGTGCTGGTGGCCGTCAGTGGCCCGGCTCTGGACAAGGCCCGCGCGGAGAAGCCCAGCTACCTGCCACCGGCCGATCCGGACCAGATCGCCCGGCTCGATCAGTGGTGCGACCCGGCGAGGACGTCCTGATGCGCGCGGCTGTCGAATCCGACGTGACCACCCGCGAGATCGTGATCCGGCTGGTCGGCGGCCCGGTGCTGGACATCAGCGAGGAGTGGCATTTCAACCCTCGCAAGATCCGGGCGGACCGCGCCGTGGTGACGCTGATCAACGGAAAGCCGATGGGTGTCCGGATCTCCGGCGGTCTGTTGCTCAAAAGCGGTGAGACCAGCGACGCCCAGCGGGCGTTCAGGAACTACAGCCCGGACGAGGATCCGCCGCCGTGGGTCCAGGAGCTCGCCCAGGCACCCACCGGGACCACGGAGTGGACGATCGAGGGGGTGGAGGACGAATGATCAGGTACATGGTCTGGGGCGACCGGCGGCACTTCGACATCGCTTTCGGCCGGTTCAGCCTGGTGCGCTGGTGCGCGCACAACCCGGCCGAGGGCCGTAGCTTCTGCCGGGGCCGTCATCCGGTCCGGCTCAGGATCTACAACCGGACCGGGTCGGCGCGCTCACGTTGACACCTTCCCGGCATGACGGTAAGGTGAGGGCATGAAGTTTCTCAGTGGAAAGATCAGCGACATGATCCGGGGAGGCAGGCTGCCCTCTGATGTCCAGGTGACCGGCCCTCGCGCTCAGGCCGACGACCGGCCCAGCGCCAGGGCCGTCCGGCGTGGCCAGGGCCAGGGTCTCGGCAAGGGTGCGACCCGCGCCCGCAACGGCGACAAGGACTGAGAGGTCGTATGAGCAGCAATAAGAAGGACAAGCCCCAGACCGCCAACCAGAACCACGCTCGGAACAAGCCGGAGAAGGGCCGGATGTTCGTCCGGACCTCCGGCGGGTCGGTGCTGCTGACCCAGACCAAGAAGCTGTTCGGCACATTCATCAGCCCCAGGAACGGGGCGTAACCAGCAGAAAGGCCCGGCATCCTTTTGAGGGAGCCGGGCCTTTCCGTGTCGCACATACAGGCAATTCGATGACCGAGCAGTCAGACGCGAGCCTAGCGCACCTGGCCGTTGGCGGGCGAGATCGGCGCCGGGTCGGCCTGGGGTGTCACCTGGGGCCGCACACCGAACAGCGCGAACCCGGCCAGGATGATCCCGCCCAAGCCCGTCACGGCGGCCTCGGACCAGTGGAGCCCGTACTCACTGAACAGCGCGGCGATGACCGAGACGGCGGCTACGAACAGCCCCGGCGCGATCGGCCGGGTGGTGGCCGCCATCACGGCACCGGTGACAGCACCGACGATTGCCACGGCCTGGCCGGTGTTGAGCCAGTCGAAACCGAGGCCAGCGGCCCAGGTGACCACGGCACCGATCAGGGCCAGCCACAAGGTTGGTTCACGTCCGAACAGCTTCATCCCTCAGACCTCCGTCGACACGTCCAGCGTGCCTCCTCGAACCGTCAGCACGCCGGAGAGCGTGCCGTCCCTGCCCGGTACCCCGGGCGGACCCGTCTCGCCCCGCTGGCCCGGCGCACCAGGCTGTCCCGGTACCCCGGGAGGTCCTTGCGGACCGGCCGGTCCGGGCGTCCCGCCGCCGCCGTACTTCTGAGCCCACATCACATCGAGGTAGATCGCCTCAGCCGGGCCGTAGTTCTTGCCATCGGTCAGCCTGCCGTTGAACTCCTTGACCGCCGCCGCAACCGCCGCCGCCGTCTTGGCCGCGTAGTCACCGTCCACCGTCCCGACGCTGAAACCCAGGTTGTGCAGCCGGTACTGGAGGTAGCGGACCGCATTGCCGCTGGCCCCGAACTGTACGAACATCTCTTGTCCTCCGATCGTGGCCAGCCCCAGCGAGCCGGTCCAGTTGTCCGCCGTCTGGGTGTAGTCGCCGCTGGCGTGAAGGTGCTCGGGGTGCTTGTTGGCGCCGGTGTAGGTCCGGGTCTTCCAGCCGTCCGATCGCGCCCAGATCCGGCCCTTGTAGATCAGGTACCGGAAGGGGATGTATCCCCCGGCCCGCGCTTTCTTGACCAGGTACTGGACCACCAACTCCATGTGATCCACCGAGGAGCCGGGGACCAGGTCCTTGTCGACGTCGATCGCCCGGACCTCGTCAAGGGCGTCCCCGTCCTTGTACTCGGCCTTCCCCGTCCTGTCGGGATTGTGGCCGGAGGAGCCGGTCTGGTGAGCCAGGTCACCCACCGACCCGTCCGAGCGCTTGTCCCGGCCGGGCCATACCGAGTCGAACTCCGACCGGACCGTGTTCAGCCCGCGCGTAAGGACCCAGGCCATCAGTTCTCCCCGAGGACGATATTGCCCCAGTCGCTCTGGTCCGGGTCGTCCCACGGATCCGCGATCTCGTCACCCAGGTGCTCCAGCGGGTTCTCGTCCGGCGCCGCCGCGTGCGGATCGATCACCGTCTCTGACTGCTCTGTCATGTCGTGCCTCCCCTCTGTACTTCACAGTAACAGCTTCAGCCCGCCCGGCGGGACCTCCTCGTCCTGGCCGCCTTGCGGCTCATCCGGGACCGATCCGCGTGCGACGTCCCGGCGTTGCTGATCCGGGCCGCACTCTTCTTGCTCATCCCCTTACGGCGCAACGCCCGGTAGGCCCGATGCCGAGACTTGGCCACATACCCCTTGCGTCCTCCCGCAGATGAAACCATGACCACCTCCTGACCCATGGTGTACCCAGCGAGAAGCCCCGGACACCAGGCCCGGGCCTTACCGGCGGCCGAGCGGGCTCAGACCAGAGGTCGGCATCGATCCGACCGGCTCGACGAACGTCCCGCCACCTCGATGCAGATCAGCCCACATGGCCATGACCACACCGTCGCCACGGTCCGGGCTACGGCCCAGCCGCTCCACCACCTTGTCCTTGGCCTCCACCTGGTACTTGGGCGGGACACCGCTGGTCACGTCCCACCGGGGAGTGGTCAGGTCGGAGATCATCAGGTCGTCCGGGGGCAGCGCCAGCACCGGGTCATAGGCCGGGTCCAGCAGCTCCCTCAGGTTCCAGTAGGCCGCCGACCTCACGTTGGTGAAGCCGAACTTGCCGGAGCGGTCCCGATGGCTGGTCTTGCCGGAACCGACGTAGGCCAGCGGGCGCACGTGCATCTCGCGCAGCCGGTCGTAGACGCCCGCGCCGACCCCGACCGCATCCACGATGGCCCGGCCGTCCAGCGCCTGAACCAGGGCGACCGTGCTCATGGTGTCCTTGATCCGGTTCCCCGAGAGCGTGATGGCCCAGCCGTCGCGATGAGCCAGGATCGTCTCGTCGCCGCCCCGGCCGACGTCGACACCGGTCCAGAGCGGGCCACCTGGGGAGGGACGGCCAGCTCTGTCCCAGTCGTGCCAGCGCTCGATCGCAGCCTCCAGCCAGGACAGCGGGATCACGCTCTCCTCGTCGCTGGCGTGGAACTCACCGAGCACCCGGTTGGCGTAGATCGCGCTGTCCGGCCCCCACTGGAGCAGCCGCTGGCTGGCCCAGTCCTGCGAGATCCGCCCCGATGCCACGGCCTCGTCCAGCGTCACGTGCCGGACCCACCAGTCCTCATACCCGGGCGCGCGCCGGTGGATGTCGTAGAACCTGCCCGAGGGCGGCCCGGGGGTGCTCATGGCGAACGCGTAGGCGTTGGCCGAGGTGTCCGACCCGGCGCCGGAGAAGGCGCCCTCGATGGAGTCCCAGGTGGCCGGGGGGATGATCTTTGCCTCGTCAAGCAAATACAGGATCTCGTCGGCGTGCGCACCCTCGATGCGCTCCGGCTGGTTGGAGGCGACCGCCGTGGCCGCGCCGGTGTTCAGCTTCAGCCTCAGGTCCAGCAGCTCAGCCCGGGGGTTGAACGGCGCGCGGCCGAGGGTGTCGAAGTCGATGCGCCCAGCCCACTTGTGGATCTCCGGCCAGAGATAGACCTCCAGGTGCCGCCACGCGCTGGCCGTGGTGATGATCTTCCAGTCCAGCCCGGCCAGGTCACGGGTGGTGGCGAACCAGTTGACCAGCACGGCACCCATGAAGGACTTGCCCAGGCCGTGCGGACCCCGGACCGCGACCCGGCGCCGGACCGGCAGAGCGTCCAGCACCTCCCCCTGATATCCCGCCAGATCGACCTTCAGGCACTCATCAGCCCAGGCAACAGGTGCGTGCATCCAGCGCGACAACCGTGATCGGCTGAGCACCTTGCCCGCCAGGTCGATGATCATTTCTGGGCTTCAGCGTTCATGCTGTCGACGTCGATCGAGCCGAGGTGCGCCTGGATCAGCGCCGGGACCTTGGCGGACTGCTCCTGGTTCAACTCCAGGGCTTCCAGCATCAGGCTGATCCGGGTGGCGACCACGTCCCCCCAGCGCTCAGCCAGGTTGGTCAGCCGGTCGCTGATCCCCATGTCGTGGGCGGTCTTGGCGTACTTGACCACCTTGTCCCGCTCCTGGCCCTCCAGCAGAACCAGCGCCCGGATCTCCTCGGACTGGGCGAAGATGTTGCCGTCCTTACCGGCGGCCCCGTACCGGAAGCCGATCAGCCCGCTGGCGTCGGCGTCGGTCGGGTCGTGCGGGTCCGGCCCGGCGGCCAGGCCTTCCTTCTCCACCTGTTTGCGCAGCAGGTCGGAGTAGGCGGCCAGCCGCAGCCAGGTCATCTGGAGCACGCCGAGCACGGCCATCCGGTAGTCGACCTGCTGAGCTCCCTGGCCGGTGGCATCCCAGGCCGTGATCCGGGCCAGCCCCTTCTCCCTGGCGATCTTGGATTGCTTTCCCGAGTGGATCCGGCAGTTGCGCGTCCCCCGGATGGCCGGTCCGTGACACGGCCCCCGGCCCCGGCTGCGATTGCCGGTGCACTCCATCCGGCCGTGGTCCATGCACCAGCGGGCGTTACCGGGGTTGTAGTGCGGTCGCAGCCGTGGTCCTTGGTTACCGGTCATGGTGTCATCCTACCTTGAAGTAAGGGGGCATCTCACTGTTGACGCTTAAGGGTCAGGACAGCACCGAGCCCGCCTGGGAACGGGGAGGAACCAGGCGGGCTCGGGCTGGACGGACCTCGAAAGGCCCGCGTCATGGGGGGGTGGATCAGGCAGCGTCGCCGGTCTGACGGCGCCGCACGATCACCAGCGCGCCGATGCCGGACATCACCATCACGATGCCCAGACCGGCCAGCAGGAACAGCTTGCCGGGTCCGCCGCCGGGACCGGTCAGCGGCAGGTTGCCCGCGACCGGGGTCTGGTCACCTCCCCCGGGAACCGGCACCTCGCTGGACGCGGACGGGCTCGGGCGAGGGCTGGAGCTGGAGGGGTTGACGCTCGGCCGGGTGGTGGCGCTGGCACTCGGGCTGGCCGACGTGCTGGCGGAAGCCGACGCGCTGGCCGACGCCGAGACGCTGGCGGAAGCCGACGCGCTGGCCGACGCCGAGACACTGGCGGAAGCCGACGCGCTGGCACTGGCGCTCGGGCTGGCCGGGACCGGGCACGTGGTGAACCGGACCACCTTGGTACCGATGCGCATGGCCGAGAAGGTGACCGAGCCCGCGCCGCTGTTGCTCGCGTCGTAGACCAGGCCCAGGGTGCCGATGTTGGTCCCGGCCGGGACGGTCAGAACCAGCGTGCCCATGTTGGCGCTGGCGACGTCGGACCAGTCCGGCGCGCTCAGCAGGGTGTCGGCGTTCTTCTCCTGGTATCCGAAGAGCCGGATGGCGCCAGAGGTGTGGCTGGCGCCGTTCAGCAGGTAGTCCACCCGCACCTGGATCTGGCCGGTCGTGGTGACCTTCAGGTCCTTGGCCGCGAACTCGACGCCCGGATCCACGCCGGTGGTGGGCTTCTTCAGCACGGCCGAGAACCGGTGCACCGAGGATCCGGCGGGCGCGCCGCCGAACGTGATGGCCGGGTAGGTACCGGTGGCGCCGCGCATCTTCCAGGTCCCGCACACGATCGGCGCGGAGCCGGTCGCCTGGCTCGGTGACGTGGCCAGCGCGACCGCCCCGGCCATACCCGCCAGCGTCGCGGTCAGTACGGCGAAGGCCGCCGTCAGGGTCTTGCGCATATCGAAGTGTCTCTCTTCCTTGTCGGGATCTCGCATCAA